TTGCTTCCTGCTTGTCCAGGAGTTTCTTCTTTTCGCAGGATCCGCAGTCTTCTGAGATGCAGTCCTCTTCCGGGAGATACATGCAGTGCTCAAATTTCCGGCCATGGAGTTTCCCCGGAAGATATTCCGGGTGGTTCATGATGTTGTCCTGGCCGGGGATTTGTTCCTCGAAATCTCCGGCCGGATCTGGGTTAAAATAATTCTCCCATGTATCTTTCCCTGCTGCCGAGCTGTCAAAGATGGTTCCCATGACCTGGAAAAATTCTGTCCAGGTGATATCATGCAGCTCTCCGTCAGAACTTTTGATAAAAACCTGATCCGGATACAGCATCAGGAATATCCGGTCATTCTGGAATTTCTTTTTCTTCTCGTGATACAGGAATCTGGCCATCTTTTTTATATCTTCTTCCGGATATGGTCCAATACCATATTGTTCGTAGATTCCGTTCAGATCTTTTTTCCTGGAAAAAAAGAAGTCTTTCACCGCCTCCCGGATGATATCGTCCGGTTCCTGCTGCCAGTTCAGGAGGTTGTCCGGGTTGTGTTCAGACTGCTTATTAAATTTCTTCAAAGCCCGGATATCTTCCCGCTTTGTTTCCGGCCGGATCATGACATAATCTTTCTCCGGAAGCTGCAGCATCTCCGTCAACTGGGAAAATTTAAAATCCCGGTATTCTTCCCGTAATTCCGGAGTATCTCCCTGAACGGAATATTTTTCGTACACATGAATGAACCGGCTTACTCCATCCGGTGTCATGCCAAAGGTTTCCCGGGCATACTCCGTGATCGAACTGTAGCCTTTTAATTTATAGGCTCCTGACCGGTCAATCCTGGACAGATGCCAGCCAGTCCGGACAAAATTCTTGACGATTCCGCCCAGATTCTCCCGGATCCCCTGTTCTTCCTGTTCCAGTTCCGGAAGTGTTAATTGTAACTGCTCCATAATCTTTCCTTTCACGGACACATTTTTTCTTGGACTTTATGCGTGTTTGAGGGCTGTTTTTTATGATTCCTGCGGACATTTTTACAAATCTGTCTTTCAAAATCCTGTTTTCACATCCTGAAACCCTTGATTTGCCCCAGTAAAAACGTGTCTTTTGGTTGTTATCCACTTTTTTATCCCCAAAGGCCCGCAAACGCCCATTTTGCCTAACACGGGTGACGTTCATTTTCATTTTTATAAAGCTCCATGGATTCCACTTTGAATTTCACGGCATGGATGCGGAGTTTTTCTTCCAGAAGCTGCCACAGATCCAGATTTCTCAGTTCTTTTCCGTCAGCCCTCTTCCATCCGTTATCTTTCCATACGGCAAGCTGTCTCTGCCCGTTTGCAAAGTAATAACAGTCTGTATGAAATGTGACCATAGCAGGCCTGACCAGCTCCTTTGCCGCCGCTACTGCGCACTCCAGTACCAGGCGGTGCCCCGTGGTATTCCGCACACAGGCGTCCCCGGTTTTTGTGTGTCCTTCACAGACTAAAATATATTGATACCAGGCTTTCCGGGTCTTTCCCGGCGCTCTGGTGGATGTGATAATAAAAGCATCTACCTGTTTCACTTAAATCCTCCTATCCAGCTTAATCAGTGTGTAATGCCTGTAGGCATAGCCAGTTACAGGGTTGATTCCCATACGGACAGAATCCGGATCTATGTAATAACCCTTTGGGGCTTTTGGCGGGATCATTCTCCCCTGCTTATCAACCAGATTTCTCCGATTGATCACTTTTTCTTTCGGCTCTTTGCGGATCAGATTCCGGGACGGGTGATATCGTTTCGCTTCTTTTGGCTCCCATTCCTCTATTGGTTTTGCTATATACTCTGCCAGATCTTCAAAATTCCCCGTCTCGTAGAGGGATCGGAAATTGATGTGACCTTTTTTCCAGCACTCCGAAAAGAAGATATCTGTCCCTCCGTCCTGACTTTGAACCCGGTTTACCAGAATATGGATATGCGGTCCTCCTCTTTTTCCGATCTGAAGGCGGTATATGTACTTCAGCTCTTTTCCGATCTTGCGGTAACACTTCCGAACATCTTTGATCAGCTTCTGGATATCCTTTATCATTTCAGCCCATGTAGGGCGATCCCCTTTTCTGTATGTAATAGTCATCCAGTAATCATGTTTTCCGAAATTCCACTTAATCAGCCTGCGGAGATCTCTTTCTTTTTTCCACTGATTCTGTCTCTCGATATCTTCCGGAGTTGCTTTCTTTCTTTTCTGCCTCTTCTGTCCGCTGGCTCCATATCTGCCCGTATGCTTTTCTTCTATCTCCAGACTATCTCCGCACTCCCATATATGTCTTATGTATGCAAACCTCATATACCACCTCGAACCTATCTCTAATACTCCTTATCAAGCCTTGAAGGGGTCCTGTCCCCAAAAAATTTAAAAATAAAAACGGGATTTTTCCCGCATTCCCTTGACCTTACGTCCTCTGGATGGTATAGTTTAGACAGGTCTAATACCAGAGGACGTAAAACCTCTTGCCCGTACATTGCCGTGTACGGGTCTTTTTATGCGATTGTATAGCTGCCGCCGTAAAGGTCTTTGATTTTCTCAGCTTTTTCCATTGCCTGTTGATATGTACCCAAACAGCTTGCTAATGTATAATCTGCAAAGCGTATAATCCAGATACATACCTGATCCTTATCGTTCATGATTCGTCCTCCGTTACTTTTTCCAATGCCCTCTCCAACCGGATACTGGCTGACATGATCAGGATGCTCTTATTGGCAAATCCTGCATCGTTCAGCTCCCGGAGAGTTTCTTCGATAGCCTTACGCAGTTCTGCGTTTTCTTTCCGGAGACGTCTGTTTTCTTTGATGATCTTCAGCATACCGGTTCCTCTTTCCGGATCTTCCCGGCAAAGTGCTTTTTATCTGCCGTCCAGACCTCTCCGTTTTCATCTACAAAAAGCTCTTTCCCTTCCTCTCGTGCCATTTCAAGAGAGATTGCATCCCATCCGGTGCGGGGGGTATGAATTTCCGGGTTATATTTCCTCATTTTTATCTCCTTCCATGTTGATCAGCATGAGCCAGTTCAGACCCCAAAACATCAACGCTGCCATAATCATCTCGATTATTCCATCCCACTCATCCCAGGACAGTATCATTTCAAATGCAGCAATATACGCCGCTACTAAGTGTTTTCTCTGCATGGCTTGTCCTCCTCAATTTATAATTCTTTCGATTTCAGCAAATCGTTTTGCATTGATAAAATAAACCCATCTATTCTCCGAAGTATGAATCGCATACCCCCATGGAAATACTCCTTGCTGCAAACCTTTCCGAACTGTAGCGTGGGTCATTCCAAGAATTTTGGCTGCCTCTGTTACCTCCAGTTTCTGGATTATGCCGTTTCTCACTTCCTTTTTCGGAAATACAACAACGTCTTCTCCCTTTTTGGAAAAATAGTTTTCTTCAAGTCCAAGAGATATTGCAATATCACGCTGAGTGGCTTCTGATGGAACTTGTTTCCCGGAAATATACTGACTGATTGATCCTTTGCTTTTACCAGTCAGCCCCACTACTTGAATCTGGTTCAGATGCAAGTCCTGCATAGCATGTTTTAGTTTTTCGCTGAATAACATCGAAAATTCACCTCTCTTTCTTCCAGAAGTTATTGACTTCTACTGTTGTTTCTCCTATTCTTGAATTACAGGTGTTGTAGCACCGAGTATAAAGAAAGGAAAAGTATGTATGCGCAGATACACATCACCATTTAACGGTAAACGTTATGTACTTAACAAAAACCAAAAACACTGGTGAAATCCATGATTTAGACCGTGAAACATCACATTGCCGTATAAATGATATAAAACCTGAGCATATCTTTAATTGCAGTTCCTATGAGGAAGCTGTAGTTTTTTCTTCTATGCTTGACCTTAGAAGAAACGGATGTGCTTACTGTATGCCAGAGAGAAATAATGGATAACCATTAAGAGCTGCTTCCTTTAAATGGAGTAGCTCTTTTTCTGGCATTTCCTCTTTCAGAAGTTCTTCCAGTGCTTCAGGAGTTTTCTTTACTTCGATTAAACCGAATACCATATCAGAAAACTTTTCTTCATCAGTAATAGCTTTTAATACATCAAATTTCTTCATCTACCTCACCTCCTTTTTCGGAACAAACAATAAACTTCAACTTCTGATGATTTTTTAGATATTTGTTATAATATTATTGCGGACTGCAAATCGCCTTCTACGGAAGGAGGGGAAAAGCATGAAACGAATTGCTTACTCTAAGACTTTGACTGATAAATGGAGTAAACTAAGTTATAAGATAGTCGCATTATCTTATACTGGTTGCTTTGGAGAAACTTCCATGGCGTTCCATTTGGAAAAGAAACTTTAAAGTTTCAATAACTGAAATTTACCCTCCAATGCAGTCCGCTTTAATCCCTGTTCTGCCGATAGGTCAGCTATTTATTTAAACTCAGTAATTGATTTATTGTTTTCGTATTTCTCCTCATTTCTCTTTACACGAATTATTTTTCTTAATATTTGAAATATTTTTCGGAGTATGGTAAAATTATTTCATGCCTACAAGGCAATGAAAGGAGCTGGTCTTTTGACCAAACTTTTGACTTTGCCTGTTCCCTTAATATGAGGTCGTCACGGTGGCACCAAAGCACCTAAAACTGGGTCAAGATAGCTTACTGGCATAGCGTTATTTGTGGCGTGCACCACGTTAAACATGCTTCAGTCGGTATCTGGTTCTTACCGCACTATGCTAAGTGCTCCTCATAATGTGTCAGCAATTAGGCTTGTTGCAGAACCGAAACTGCGAAAGTGACAAAGTACTTAATAGAAGCACTTGGCGCTATCAAGTGTGGTGAAAACCTGCAAAGTACATAGGGTAAACAAATTTGGCAAAATACTGTAAGGAATAGCGCTCCTTGCAGTTTTTTGTTTTCACTTCACCTCCTTCTCAGTCTCTTCTGGTTCGAATGTATAAAATTGCATCGGATCAACATCCAGATGATCACACAATCTTAAAAATTCATCTACCCGCAAATCCCTATCTCTTTTTTCATTCATGAGACTGTCATAAAGAACCATATATGGAAGTCCCGTTCTTCTCGAGATTTCTGATAAATTAAAACCCTTTTGTCTAACATACTCAGAAACTCTCTTAGTTGCTCTGTCCAAATCCTCACCTTCTTTCTAAGTTTCTCAGAATCCGATTATATGTTATTCTATTTTTCTTAGAATGTCAATAGCTTTTTCTAATATTCTTAGAATTTTTATTGACACGTTAAAAATAAGGTGTTATATTCAACTTATAAAGTAGAAACGAGGTGTTAATCATGAAATATAAAATAGGTGAAACATTAAAAAAATGTAGACTCGATGCAAATAAATCTATAAAAGAAATATCTGATTTACTTATTTCCAAAGGATTTAAAGCCTCTGAAAAAACTATATATAGTTGGGAAGCCGGAAATAGCCAGCCATCTCCTGATGCGCTGCTAATTATGTGCAAAGCTTATGGAATAACAGATGTCCTTGGAACATTCGGATACGCTGAAAAAAAGCCTATTAAGGAACCTACTACTATCGCTGCCCACTTTGACGGTGATGAATATACAGAGGACGAATTGGCTGAAATTCATCAGTTTGCAGAGTTTGTGAAAAACAGACGAAAATAGCCAGAGGTGCAAATGAAAAATAATCTTTTTCCAGTAGCGCCATTTAACAGATCCATTAACAAATACCTTGCATATAAATTTGATTACGATTTCATATATCAATCTTCAGGTTTGGAAAAACACATACTCAAAAGGCACCCAGAATGTGTAGAATACTTACAATACCTCCCTTTCATCATCCGACACCCTGATTATATTG